TAAGAGATATAACCGAAGGACTGACTACTGTTGAAGAAGTAGAAGCAGTCATATTCCCAGAGAAGCCGTAATGAACTTAGATAGCAAGACTATCGGTATTATTATGGCGATTGCAGTTCAATCCGTATCGCTAGTTTGGTTTATATCTAAAATGGATAGTAGAATAGCCAACAATGAAAGAGATATGCAACGCATTATGGAAATGCACAAAGATTATGATAAAATGGAAAAACAAATTGATAGAATATCTTGGTTATTAGACCAAGACGCTATGGCTAAATAAGGAGGCTAAAATGGCAACATTAGAAGAAACACAAGATCAACTAAAAAAAGCAAAAAAAGAATTAAGGGAAGCAAAAGAAGAAATCAAAGAAGCTAAGATCAGAGAGCAACTCTATCTTGAAAGACTAGATAATTGGGCAGAAAAAAATCAAGCCTTACACAGAGAAATATCAGGAATGACTATGGATGATGTTGCAAGAAAACAAAGAGCAAAAGCTGAGTATAAAGAAAAATATGCTAAAGACATTGAGATAGCAGAAACATTTGACAAACAAGCACAAATTAAACTAGGCGAGTTAGGTGCATAATGGCTAACATGACAAAGTTAGAGATTGGTGAAAAGGTAGAAGTATTAATTACCAAGCTAACAGTCATGGAAGAAAAAATAGATCATCTTCAAGAAGGTCTAGTTAATGCTAATAAGAAAATAGAAGATTTAGATACTTCAATTAAATATGCTAAAGGTGGTTTAAAGGTCTTAGTAGTCATTGGAACTGTGACTGCAATTTTAGTAGGATTTACAAAACTGCTAGGTGTCATCAAGTGACCTTAAAGGCAATATTCCTTGTGGGATATTTTTGCTATAACTCAGTCTGTGTTTCTGTTAATGAAAAACATACATCTTTAAATAATTGTGAAAAGCAAGGAACTAAATTACATTTATTGTTAAAAGAATATGATATTCGCAAATATAGATTTGCTTGCGTAGACGCAACTGAATATGACAGTTTATAAAAAAATATTAGTAATTTCTGATACACACTTTCCCTATCATCACCCAGATACTTTTCGTTTTTTAGAAAGCCTTAATAAAAATTATAAACCAGATTGTGTTGTTCATATTGGCGATGAGATGGATTGGCATTCAATCAATGTTAGTCATGTTATCAATCCAGATTTACCAAGTCCTGCTGATGAATTACTTGCCGGGCAATCTTTATGCAGTCAGTTAGAAAAAATATTTCCTTCTATGTGGTTATTAGAAAGTAATCATGGCTCTATGGTTTTAAGACGAGCTATGGCTAAAGGAATGAGTAAATGGTTTATTAAAGATTATAATGAAATTTTAAATGTATCGAGCAAATGGAAATGGACGGAAAGATTAATTTTAGAATCTGATAAAGGCAAAATAGCTTTTGCTCATCAAATGACTAAAGATATTGCAAAGTCAGTTCAACAAACTGCGATGTCTTGTGTTCAAGGCCATTACCATACGACTAGCGAAATTAAATATGTTGGTAATGATTTTCATTTAAATTTTGGTATGTCCGTTGGTTGTTTGGTTGACAAGAAATCACTCGCCATGGCATATATGAAAGTAAACCTAGCCAAACCCATATTATCATGTGGAGTAATTACAAATGGCATTCCCTATATCGTTCCTATGGTCTTGAAGAAAAACGGAAGTTGGGATAACAATATTTATTTATGAGAATAGTCAAAGTGGGAAACCAAATAAGATTAACAATGACTAATGAAGAATTAGCTGAAGTGACTGAACGCAATAGTATAGATATGCATATTGGCCACTTAAATATTTTACAGCAAGACGTCAGTAAAGTTTTAACCGAACTATTACCTAAGGTTAAGAAAGTGAGGAAAAAGTGAATATTGAACGATTAAAAAAACAGATTATTGAAAGCGAAGGTTTAAGATACAGAGCTTATCAAGATCATCTTGGTAATTGGACAATTGGTGTTGGTCATCTTTTAAAATTGCCAGATGAACAATATTTATTGCGTGGCAGTTTAAAAGAATATGAAGTTATGCAGATATTCACCACTGACCTTAATCAAGCGATTGATGACGCAAGAAAATTTATTGATGAAAATTCAATTAATGAACGAGCATTTGAAATAATTGTAGATATGGCGTTTAATCTTGGCTTAACTCGTTTATCAAAATTCAAAAAATTAAAACAAGCCTTAATTGATAATGACTATGTGAAAGCCAGTGAAGAAATGTTGGATAGTTTATGGGCAAAACAATTACCCAATCGTTCAAAGAGATTAGCTGAACAAATGAGGGACGTATAATGCTAGATAAAATTTTTAATGGTGGACTAGTCGGAACTATTGGAAACATCATAGATGAGTTTCATGTATCGGAAGAAGAAAAAGGCAAAATCAAAATACGCCTTAAAGAATTAGAAAATGAAATTAATTCTAAACAAATGGATATTAATTTAGCTGATGCGAAATCAACAGCGACTGATATCTCTGGTATTATGCAAAGATCATGGAGGCCATTGATCGGTATTTCTTGTGCGTTTGCTATCTTTTGGGAATATGTCGCCAAGCAATTCACAATGTTTTTTTTGGCACTTTTTTCTATTGAAACCGCACCACTACCTAGTTTAGATTTAGATGCTTTAATGCCATTGGTACTAGCGTTGCTAGGAATGGCAGGACTTAGAACTTATGAGAAACAGAAAGGTATAAGTAAATGAAAGATTGGATAATGAATAAAGTCTTTTGGATATTAGATGAACTAGACCCGTATTGGACTTGGAGTAATCTATGGAAACTAATCGCAATAATTATTGTGATCTGGTTTGGTCATGGATTAATGCACTAATGATAACAACTACCTCTAGCTTAGCAGTTTTAATTAAACCTAAAATAATAGGCAGTAAGGGTAGAACATTTAAAAAACTTAGTTTTGGTAATATGAAGATTAAGAAACCAAAGTTAAAAATAAAAAAGCCAAGGATACGATAATACCCTTGGCTCTTGATCTAGTGATATTCGCTAATATAAACTTAACTCATTTGGCCTCCATATTTGTTAATTGGGGTAATTATATCAATGACAAAGAAATTTGAAACGATTATTTATCTTGAATTTTTAGACCATAGTTCAACATCTAATTTATGGCAAACTGAAGAAGAATTTAATGAAGATTGCGAAATAGAACCTTGCAAGGCTATCGGTTTTTTAGAAAAAGAAGATAACCTTGCTTTTTATGTTTCTACAATGAAATCAAGAGGTGAAAAAGGGTCTGGTCATGTAATTCTTAAATCTGCCTGTACCTACATTAAAAAGATACCACAAAAAACCCTTTTTAAGAGCATAGAGCATATAAAAAATAATATTCTAATAGATACTCCTCTAACACTTAAAGATACCCCTTAAAACGCCTTAAAACCCTAAATTCCCCATATTTGTTTTCTAGCGGGAATGTTTTGATCGTTCCATTCCCAAGAATCAAGATTTGGTTGATATAATAAAGCGACTTCTTCAATAGTATTGCATTTTTGCAACATAGTAGCCATTCCCTTAACCTTGTTATGAATTTCAACTTCAATATCATCATTGAATTGTAATTCTTCAGAATGGTCTTTGGCGGGTGTCACAATAAATAAATGCGTATGGACCGGTTTCTGATATTTTTCTTCTAACGCTTTTTTATAGACCCACTGTTGCAGATATTCACTATTGCTAGGCTTAGTCATTCTTGCTTTGGTCTTTAAATCATAAACCCATAGTTCTGAATCTAAATCAAAAATGAAGTCTGTATATCCTATGAATGGAACGCCTAAGATATTTGTTTCAATTTGTTCTTGGTAGCTTAACAAAGGATAATTACCTAGCTGAATAAATAACTGTTCGCAGTTCTTATACATCTTAGGAAGATAGCTTAGATACTTTTTGAGATTTTCTTGGTCGTGATAATCTTCAAATTCACTCTTTAATTTCTTTTTATAGATTTCTATAAAGAGTTCCTCATCATCAGCTAATTCATCTTTCTGTAATTTAAGATGTAGCATTTCTTCAACGTAGTGACCTACACGCATTGCAGGATTACTTCCTGTATCAACTTTATAAAGTTTATTAATGATAAATTGACAAGGATAATTTGCGAATGAATTTAATTTACTATAACTCATTGGCAGTAAATCAAATTTTTCAAAATGTTTTAATATATCCATTGATCTAATATAAGCTCCTCTGTTTTGTGTTTATTGTTTATTTCTGTCTGAATACTATCAGCACGATTTTCACCAATATAATCTCTTAATAAGAAAGAAAGATCAGAAAATTTATTTCTATTAAAATCTATATTACTTCTTCGTTCAGAAGCATACATTTCCATAAATGCACTTAGACAAATTGCTTTTTCTTTATTACTCAATAATTCAGAATCAAACACTTCTTCATTAACTGCAGTTTGTAATTGTTCTTTTTTATACAAATCAAACATTTCAGCTAATTTATATTCTTGTTCGTGAAAATGATCTGGTACTGAATAATTATATAAATTGAAAAATAATTCTCTGTGTTTAGGGAATACTTTTCTGGCCAAATCATTATATGTAAAATCTAAATCTGAAATTTTAATTGAATCTATAAATTCAAAAAATCTAAGTTTTAAATTTTCATCAAGTTTTAAATCATCAGTTTCACTATCTAATGACGCATTATCTAAACAATTTTGAATATAAGAATATTCAGCTTTTAAATTAGAAAACGCATATTCAACTTGATTCTTTAAATAATGTTTAGCTGATTCAAAATTATGAAATTCATTTAAAAATCCGTCACTGAAATATTTTTTATCTGATCTGGTATTTTCTATATGAATTGCACATGTAAATTCATATCCAAATTCAAATTCTAAAAATCTCATACACCCCCCAATCTGTATTCAGCAAATGTCTTTTTGGTTTCGGGGTCAGTTTTATAAACTGTTTCTATATGATAACCCCTTTGCCTTAATTCATTTATTCTTGCTGATAATCTAAAACACCCATACTTCATTAAAGCATCTAAAGGTGTTAGTGGTGATTCTTGTAAGTGTTTAAGTATAGTTTGATTTTGTGTCATAAGACCTCCTGTTTATATTCATTATAAAGTTCTTGTGCATAATTTAAAGGGTCAACTCCTAGCATTTCCCAAAATTTTCTTTCACCATATTTGAATGTTAATTCTTGATGATGTTGAAAACAAATTGGGATACCGGTACTATCATCTCTAATCATGGCACCAATACGGTGTTTGCCTTGAAGGTGATGAAATTGAATTTGATGATAGTTCAATCTGGCCTCTAAATTACAAACGTAGCAAGGGTGCGAATCACACACCCATTGCATATATTTTTTATCTTTTACGATTTTTCTGTTCTTAGAACTCAATATCGTCATTAGGTAAATCTTTTCTATCTACCTCTTGCTCCTTAACAGAATTAATTTCGTCTTTTAAATGAGAATAGATATCTTTATTTTCTATTGCCCATTCATTGACTTTAGCACTAACTCTTAAATATTGAGTACCTGTTTTTTCACTTTTATTTTTAAACAGTGAAATTTCATAAGGCACACCTGCTTTAAAAACAAAATCCTCTTCGGGAACAAATTCATTGTTCCTGTAAGGTGGTGCGTTTTCGTATTCGCTTTCATTTTTAAAAATGTTAAATGCGACTTTTTCCATTAGATAATATCCTCGCTTTCTTTTTTACCTAATTGTTTATTATTAATGACCGGGGAGTTAGAAAATTCTGAATCTTCATCAGTTCCAACTTCCATCATAAATAATTTCATTAACAAATATTTATAGGCATAGGTCGTAGCCTTACCACAACCTTTGTCAGATGTGTCAACACCATAACCAATATAATCACCTACTCTTATTTGTTCGTTTGTATCTGTGTCGATAATATCGGCACAAACTTTTACTGTTGTTAAATTACCTTCACGACTATGCTCAATCACATGGGGTATAATTAATAATTTATTATTTAATAATTCACCTTTGATTGTATCGTGAACTGCATTCCATGAAGTTATTTTATATGGAATACCTTTTGTTCTATCCTGTTTAATGGATTTTAATTTATGGGTAATGATTAAAAGTTTCTTATACAGATTATTTGTACGAGTCTCTTTTAATTTTTCTTTTGTATATTCTAATTCTGACATTTTACCTCCTGTCTATTTTAGAACTGAATGCCCACGCTGTTGTAAGCATTGTTTGACCAAGTCTTTATAAGAATATTCCGCCTTATCCGGCAACCATAATAACTGTGGTCGTATGTACCAATTATAACTCACTTTTGTAAATTCAATAAGAGAATTGGTATTTTCTTTTGCGATAGATTTACAAGTTTGTAAATCATCATTGTAGCGATATGCCACTTCTTCGCCTCTATTTCCTCTATGATCTACCACTGGCTTGTATGCGCAAGATGTAATCAGCAAGGTAATTACTAATAGCCTTAGCATCGACTTCCTCCTGTTCAAATCTACATAATGGATATTCTTTAAACCCATGCTTCATATATAAGTTCGCAACAATATGGATAAATGGTTTTAACTTATCTTGCATATATGGCCTCCTTAAATTTATCGGCATTAAAATTTTCATTAGTGCCTTTTAATCGTTCTATGAAAGTATGAATAACTTGAGATTTAGGATTAGCCATTTCTTCAAAATTCATTGAGTCAATCTCAACTAATATTGTAGCAAGATATTCAAAATGCCTTTTTTCAAATTTAGGTATTTTAGACATTGTCGGCCATTTCTTTATATAAATTATCTATGTATTCCCTACCATGCCAAATAGCGTCGCTAGAATTATCAACACCATTAACAGTGAACACATCAATTTCAGTATCAAATTGATTATAGACATTAAATGTTTCTGACCCATTCCAAATAATTTTGAAATCATCATTTGCGAATACACAAACGTCACCTGTTTGTAAGTCCATTATTCTTCCCCCTTTTCTATTTTAATATGTAATGTGATTTTCTCACCTCTGAATGTTGGATTATCTGATAAATCATCTAACCATTTTCCAAGATGTTTTGAACAAATCCCTGTCGTATCTTTTAATGATGCAACAACAGATTTTTCTTTTGACATTTTTTTGGTCTTTTCATTCCATACAGAATCAAAAACCTCTACGCTATATTCTTCAATATACATTATTTACTCCTGTTTCTAATTCAACCAATGATGAATAAGCATCATCAGTTATTATTTTTTGTAATATACCTTTTAAGTAATAAGCGTGGTATATCACCTCTTTGTTATTCTCAATCTTAGTAAAATGTTTAACTGAGTCAAACATAGGTAAGATTGAAAAACTTTTTCCATTAACCAAAACAGCACCATGACCTTCACAGTCATGGCACTCTTCGTATGGTTTTTCAAAAGCATCATAAATATGAATGATGCCTGCACCGTCACAAGTTTTGCAAGTTATAAATTCTTTCATTATTGAACCTCCCCGGCATAAATAATTGTATAAAGGCTATCGCCAACTTTGTTAATCATAGCCCTAGTAGATTTAGAATTATTAATTACGAAACCGGTAGCCCATACAGGACCTACTTCTGATTGAACAATATCGTTGCCAATAATTCTTGAATATAAAATTTTAGCAGATGAATACATAACCATAAGAGCATCATCTTTAGTAAGCGTATTTAAACCTTTGTTAAAAGTTTTACCCTTAAATTCAAAGGTACGTTTTTTTATAGCGTGAGTCATTTTTTGAACCTCCTGTTTGTTCATGGTTAAACCTTACTCTTTTTTGCAAAAATACAAAGCGTTTTTTTAAGATTTTGTTAAGGTTTTTTTGACTTATTATATATATTTTTTTTCCTTTATTTTCAGTATTTTTTACTATACCCTGCATTTAAATATAATTATTAACATTATATTCCTCCTGTTTGGGGTAGGTCTTCTAGAGGCTTACCCCTTTTTTTTTGATTTCTTTTTTGTGAATTTTGATTTAATTCTAATTATAAACAGGAGTACTAAATGAAAAAACTAATCTACAAAATTAATTATAAAAATGGTGAATTTGAATATTTTACTTGTTATTCAAGGTTCGATAAAAGCGTTGTTTCTGATAATGAACGCTTAAAAAAACTTGGTGTCTTTAAGTCAATAGAATTTGTTATGACTGAGGCTCAACTTCACGCTCAACAAAATAAAATTTTTAATTAGGGGGAATTATGTCTAAAATGCCTAAAATGAATCTATGGATTGATGCGTTTAATTCAGATACATGCTTTCTAACTAATGAAGAATTAGGAATTTATTTTCGTTTGATATTTTTTGCTTGGTCAAGGGAAGCCTATTTACCCAATGATAAAGAATTTATTTATTTGTTAGCACCTCAATCTAAAAAAGAAACTGTCGATAAAATTTTAAAATTATATTGGACTTATGAAGGCTCTGATGATGAACATGGCTTTTATCAGAAAAGATTAAAAGAAGAATATGAAAGAGCCGTTTCAATAACTGAAACAAATCGTCAAAATGCCAATAAGCGTTATGCGACCGCAGAGCAACCGCAAAGCGAACGCACTGCCTCTATATCTATATCTAATTCTATATCTAAATCTAATAAAGATATTATAGATAAAAATTTTGATAAGTTTTGGGAAGACGTTTGTTATAAAATCAGTAAGGGTCAAGCAAGACGTAATTATCATAAATTACATAAAGATTGGTGGGAAGAACCTCAGACCTTAGCAAAAAAATATAATAATTATTATAATTCACTTAAAGATAAGCAATATGCTCAATATCCAAGTACATGGTTAAACGCTGAAGGTTTTTTAAATGAAGGAGTAGAAATTAAAGAACAAATGACCGATCAAGAAATGAAAGATTGGAAATTTAAAGGCGATGTTGAAATGAGGAAGAAGGGGATTAAACCTTTATCTTGGTCAGTAGGTTATATTCGTGAACTTGATGAATTTATTGCGAAAAACGATTCATAAAATGAATCTTCGCCCATTCTCTATCTTGTGGTTTAAATTCTACTTCTACAAACTTGTCAATGCTTTGAGGAGCATTATCAAACTTGAACAGGCCAAGAAAAAACTTGATAGATTTATTAGTAATACCGTAAACATTCATGGTTGCAATTTATTGAGTTATATTTATTTTAAAATTGTCAAAATGGAAAATCAGTTATGTCAAACCCACAAAGCTACATTATCGTAGAAAATGATGACGGTACATATACTGCATATGTTAATTTTGGCTCATGGCAATCAAAAGAGGAGGCGGAACATAATTTAGACTTAGCTATGCAAATGTTAGGCATGCAATTAACTAAATCACCGACAGTACATTAATGGATATAAAATATTATTCACCAGACGAATTAAAACCTTACGAAAAAAACCCAAGAAAAAATTTAAATGTTGATAAAGTGGCTGACTCATTAAGAGAGTTTGGATTTCAGCAACCTATTGTTGTAGACAAAGACATGGTTGTAATTGTTGGCCATACAAGATTAGAGGCTAGTAAAAAATTAGGCTTAAGAGAAGTGCCTGTTTTAATAGCTGACATTTCCCCGGCAAAAGCAAAAGCATATCGAATTACAGATAATAGATTAAATCAAGATAGTTCTTGGGATTATAAATTATTGAATTTTGAAATGGGTGATTTAATGGATAATCATTATGATTTATCTCACTTAGGTTTTGACGATAGCGAAATTGAAAAAATTGTTGCGTTTGAGCCAAAGTTTGAATCCGATAATAATAAAATAGAAAATGTATCATTAGATGAAATACAAGCACCAATGTCACAAGTTAGAATGGTACAATTATTTCTTAATAGTGAAACAGAGCCTTTGTTTAAAAAAATGGTAGAAAAATTACAACAAATCTACGGAACATCTAATTTGACGGATACTGTTTACAAAGCATTAGAAAATGAAAACGCTAACAGTCAAGTCTAAATTATCAGAAGAACAGATTAAAGATTTAGAAGGTCAATTCCTTAATGAAAGTTATATTGATATAATTTTAGAAGAAGATACTAAAGTCGTTAATGAAGAAGGTAAACCGATTGCCGTTTTTATTAAAAATGTAATTCCTCATAATTTAGCAGAAGATGCCTATTACGCATTAAGAAAAGCAGTAGCAAAATCAAATAACAGAGGGCAGGCTGCCGGTCCTCTGCCACCAGAATTAAAGGTAGGTGATAAGCTAGACGGAATGACCATAGGAAAAATTGTAGGCGGAAATAGATTTATCCCTTTAAAGAAAGACGGAACACTTTCTAATTCACCAAAAGCCAGAGCAGTTAATTCAAGTATTATTGGATATGCTGACCGGTATGCGAGAATACCTTATTGTCGTACTACCGAATTTACATATAGACATTTTGAAACATATAAAAAAGCAGTTCCGTATATTCAATACATATCAAGATTGTTTAAAGAATATTTGCCAGACAGGTGGCAAAACCAAAAAGATGAATGGGATAAAACCCACCAAGATTTTAAAATCCAAGATACTGTATTTACCACAGTGACTGTTAATAAAAATTTTAGAACTGCCTGTCATTATGACAATGGAGATTTGCCAGAAGGGTTTGGAAATTTAGCAGTATTAGAAACCGGTAAGTATCAAGGGGGATATACCGTTATACCCAAGTATGGCGTGGCCGTAAATGTAAGAAATTGTGATTTAGCTTTGTTTGATGTTCATGAACTTCACGGGAATACTGCGATAACTTCTGACCGACCTTATGAACGTATATCTGTTGTTTGTTATTTTAGAAAAAAAATGGTCCAATGTGGTAGTGCCATAGATGAATTAGAAAGATTGAAACAAAAGCAATCTTTATGAAAATATATATACCAACTCTTGGCAGAGTTGATAATCAAGCCACATTAAAAAACCTTCCCCAACAGCTATTAGATAAAACAATCTTAGTCGTTCAGCCCCATGAAGAAGAATTACTAAAAAAACAACATAATAATATTCTAGTATTGCCAGAATCTATTAAAGGGATAGGAAAAACCAGACAGTATATCATAGATCAGTGCCAAGATGATAGATTACTTTTCATTGATGATGATTTGAAATTTCTAAAAAAAGATAGCTTAGGTAAATTAAAAAATTGCTCAGATAATGAAGTAATTGAAATGTATGATTGGTTAAATGAAAAAATTAACAATGGTTATGGATTAGCCGGTATCAGCGCACAACAAGGTAATCATACCCATAAAACAACTGAGGTAATATTAACTAGAATATATGCTATCTATTCAATCAATGTTTCCTTAATGAAACAATTACAAATTAGATTTGACGAAATAGAATTAATGGAAGATTTCAATGTTCAAATAAGATTAATTAGAAATGGAGTATTAACAATATTAAATTCATCTTTTGCTCATGCTCAAAAAAACGCTAATGCTAAGGGAGGTTGTTCAGAATTTAGAAATATAGAAAATCAATCTAAATCAGCAAGATTATTAGCAAAATTACATTATCCTTTTGTAAAGGTTGTAAAGAAAAAAACAAAATCATGGGAAGGTATGCAAGAAAGAGAAGATGTAATGATTTATTGGAAAAAAGCATACAAACAAAACATTTGAAGTGATAAAAATTATAATATAAACAAAAAATAACCCACACTCTGGGTATAAGAGGTAAAACATGGAAGAAAAGAAAAAAGTCGGAAGACCAAAGATAGAAATAAATGAAGATCAATTGGAAAAATTAGCATCAATCTTATGTACTATGGAAGAAATGGCATCATTCTTTGGGTGTTCAGTAGATACCCTAGAGCGTAATTTTGCGGATACTATAAAAAAGGGAAAAGACAAGGGCAGAATGTCATTAAGAAGATTACAGTTTGAAAAAGCACAAACAGGCAATACCACGATGTTAATTTGGTTAGGTAAACAAATGCTAGGACAAAAAGATAAAATTGAAACTAGCGAAAACAATGACCCGCTC